TGTGGGGCGCCTATGGACAGATGGCCGATCCAAATGAATTCATTAATAACTTTATGCAGCACTATCAACAGTCCCCTTGGGCTAAACATCAAATTGCCGCTGGTGATCAAGGGATCACGGCAGCCGATGCTGCGAGTGGGATGTTGGGGTCTAACGATGAGAAGGAAGGACTAGCCCAATTTAATCAAAATATAGCCGAGCAAGATCAACAAAATTATTTAAATAATTTATTTGGCGTATGGAATCAATATCTTGGTGGATTGACTGGCTTTGCTGGGCGAGGACAACAAGCGGCTACCCAACAAGGCTCATGGGATGAAGCGACGGGTGGTGATATAGCTAATATGTATAATCAGATGGGTAAAAACGAGGCTGATAAAGCTGCTAGCAAATCTCACACGTGGGGTAATATAGCAGGTATGGCGGCCGATGCGCTTACCTCATGGCTGTGAGGGTGAAATATGGCTTTTATTCCAATTTCCGATAGATTAAATGTCGCCCCTGATGTGTTTGATAGCGCCATTAATATGTGGGGTAATCTTAATAAAATGCGAGCTCAGAGGATTGCCAATAGATATGCACCTAAAATGAACGATGCACGGTTACAGCAATTGGCAGCGAATACGGCAGCTCGTCAAATACAAAATAGTTATTTGCCACAACAACTACAAGAAAACATTTTAAGTGCGCGTGATAGAAATATAGCTCAAGAGATTAACAATCGATATTTGGATCCAATTAATCAAGCTAAATTGAATATGATGAAGGAAAAAGCTAAATATGGTGGATCCGTTAATTTACCGGGTGCGGCCGGCAAAGCATTAGCTTTACAAAGATTAAAAACAGCGGTGGATAGAGGAATTGTACCACCGGAGACTTATCAGCATGCAATTAATGCATTCAAGGCCGATTTGCAAAACAAGAATCTTAGAGCACAATATTATAAAATGCTTACCGACACGTCAGGAAAGCGCTACTCCACCGACCAAGGAAAGCTTGCCCATGAGGAGACGCAACTGTCCCAGGGGATTATTCCAACTAGCCCTTTATGGGGCCTAACTCCCTGGAAGTCTCGTGGAATTGGGACCGATACCAATGCAGTTCAGGTGCCATCTGATCCCTCTCTTGCTCAACCACGCAATCAAAAAGAAATTAGCATCAGTCCCGAAATTAAACGATGGTTAAATCAAACTAAATTAGAAGAATTAAAAAAGAGTGGTGATGCGGAATCACGCAAACGGTATCGGTACGGGGTAAATGTGTTGACGACAGTAAATAATGTGAACCCACAAAAAATGCTTCACTATTCTGGGGTGCTGGGACAAGGGAAAAAATGGGCTCAGGCAGCATTGGCCGGTCTTGTTCCGGGAAGTGAATCACAGGCATACCATGATTATATGAATGAAGTAACGAAAGCTTCATTGGCAGCGGGACAAGTTCGCCAATATTTAGGGGATTCTGTTAAAAAAGAAAAGCAGGAAGAACTTAAAGAGTTAACCAAACCAGAGTACTGGCTTTCCAATCCAAAAATAGCGACTGATCAATTTAATGAATTTAAGAAAATCATCCAGTGGGAAATTCAAAATACCCGCCAGTCTAATATAGATGCCAATTTCTATCTTCAAAATCCACGTTCATTAAGTGGATCCGGTGCATCTGCCTCCCCTGGAGTGGCACCGGCGCGTACTCCCCAATTCTCTGATAGTGCAATCCGCTCGTATGCAAAAAAATACAATATGACGATTCCTCAAGTAAAAAACATGCTCGCTAGGAGGGCCAATAATGGCTAATGATTTAGCAGCATTAGAAGCGTATCTTGGGGCGCCGAATCAAAATGAGGCTAACCTTCCCCAGGATGAAGCCGCTGTTCTAGAACAATATCTAGGAAAACCTCCCTCTTCTCCTCCGCGCCAGGGAGTGGTAGAGAAACTTGCACAGAGTGCCCCGGTACAATTTACTCTTGGTCTAGGCGACCATTTTAGAGATTTTGTTGCTAATCCGATACTTGGTGCTGCTGGCTTTAAAAATAAACTTCCACAGTGGGGCTCGGGGACGGCCTATAACATAGGGGGCATAGGCGGCGATGTTTTAGGATATGGGTTAGCGGGAGCCGCAATTGCGCCCGAGCTCGCGGCTGCCAGGAGCGCACCAGGGTTAGTGGGGAAAGCTGCTAATATGATTAGTGGCACAGCTGGGCGTGATATCTTAGGACGGGCCATAGGCATGGGGGGCTATAGCGCCCTATCTAATCCAGGTAATAGACTGAAATCAGGAGCGAAGAGTGCGGCGCTCTCCGGTGCGTTAGATGTTGGGGTACCGGCGGTCTTTAATGCAGCCACGCGTGGTGCTAGAATGATAAGACCTAAAAAAACGCTGGGATGGTTTCTAAATAAAATTGGAGGGGGGCGCACTCTCTCAGAAAATGAAGAATCCATTATTAATGATATACAGAAAGCAGAGAATGCACGGAAAGGGGAAGCAGATGGGCTTTTTAATATTTTCCATAATCGTCTTCGTGATCGTCCTATTTATCACAGCGGGATAACCGGTGACAGTCTTCAAGATGCCCTATCAGGCAATAAAAAAATAGGGGCATATCCCAACTTACCTAAAGGAACCCATGAAGGATTCGAGCCTACTTTGGCTGATTTACACGTTAGTTTTACAGAAGACCCCTCATTCGAAAATGCCAGAAATTTACACAGTGATTTAAAACGTATCTTACGCGCGTTTAAAGATAAGCGCGACGCACAAGGTCCTCTTAGTTCTAGTCAAAATAAACTATGGCGCAACTATGGTTTAGCACATGAAGCTATTGACGCCGACATTCATAATTTCCTTGTACATGAAGACCCCTCGGGAAATCTTCTCCATCAGTTCCGACGCGCAATGGATAATTACCAAGAGAATTATGTCCCTTATATCGAAGCAAAGAACTTATGGAAAATGGCACAACAAGGAGAACGGGGACGGCCTTCTCTAGCTACTATATTCAAAAATCCTGATAAAAATCTGCGTAAAATTTTGCGCGATTTAAAACCTGAAACTCATCACAAGATTTTATATAGTGTATTAGGTAAATATACCAATCGCCAATCCCCGGAAGCATTATTACGTGCTTATGATAAGCTAGACGAACAAGGATTAAGTCACTTAATTACTCCACAAGTGCACGGAACTATGGAATTAATGCGTAAGCAACTGGGACGCCGTAATACGGCTCAAAAGCTATCGGGAGGCCTTCTAGGTTTAGCCGGGATACGTACTTCTCCTTTGGATTCTGAGTTGGCTGAAGCGGCCGCGGCGATTTTCGGGGCCCAAGCCACTCCTAGCGTAATGCGTGCACTTAATAAAGCCCTTCCCATTGAAAAATGGAGCGAAGCTATCGGGGGCGCCATTCCTAAGGCCGGGAAAGCCTTAGATCCCTTACTAAGGGCCGAATTACTGGCCAACTCACCTAATATGTGGGGAAACCAAAATGCCAATTAATTACGTCTTATCACCTACTCCTTTATGGACTCTCATTGGTAAAACGGGAGAATTATCGGGAAATTATATGCTCGCCTTTCGGCAAGACAATAAAAGTGAAAGAAAAATTATCTATCGCAATGCCGCTGGTACGCGTGAATGGCCGGAAAAGATTGTTTTTAATGCGAGCGGCCAGCAAGGTCCTTTTTATTTAGCTGACGATGAACCTTACTATATAGAATATTATGATAATGAGAATAATCTAATTGATTCTATCGAGAATGTTACACCTCCCGGTGGTGACGGTGGGGGGACAATTAATATATCTAACTATACGGATAATTATATAAAGAATCCCAGTTTTTTGTTTTCAGAATTTGACACCCTCACTAATCCCTCTACCGAGGAAAAACTTGCTAATCCAAGTTGGTTCTTCGAAAAGAGCGATACCTCGGTTGAAGATGAGCTCTCATTCAACGACTTCCCCATCGATGCGCAATCACCAGAGAGTAATCCTTACCGCTATTTAAAATATATTACTCAAAATGTCTCAGCCGGTACCGAAACTGAAAAGTGGATATACTATATATTTCCTGATGTAAGAACCTTTCAAAATACGCAATTAACCTTTGCGGTTTGGATGAAATCTTCCACATCCTCCCTAGTTGAACTAAAATATAAACAGGATTTTGGATCCGGTGGCACCCCGAGCCCAACAGTCACCCAAGTGGTTACCACCTTTTCTACTTCCCAATCATGGGCCAAATATACTTTTAGCTTTACGGTTGATTCGACGGCTGGGAAAGTTCGTGGTACAAATGGCGACGATATATTTTCGGTAGGGTTGGCATTGCCACTCAATACCTTATGTGAAATTGATTTATCACAGTTTCAGTTTGAAAAAGGGGATAGTGTACCCGTATTTGAAGATGTCCCGGCATCCGAACTGATTAAGGATTTAATTCCGGCTAAACCCTATATACAAAAAAAGGTACCAGGCCATTTTATTGGGGTAGATGCCAACAATCAATTAGCCTTTTTAAATGCGATGCCAGCAGGAACTAAAATCTTGTGGCCATGGAAATATCCCCTCATCCATGAAGAATTAGGTATTTATATGGACGAACCGTATTGGCTTCCAATAAATGGAAATACGTACAATAAAGAGGATTACCCAGTTCTTTGGTACTTGGCCAGTCAGACTCCAGGTTATACTACTACGGATACCACTTTTACTTTTCCAGATACACGAGGTTATTTCGGAAGAAATCTGGGGGGGGTGGATCCCGATGGCATTCGTAACCCCGGTTCGTTGCAAGCAGATGCATTTAAATCTCATACCCATATTTTTAATGGTGCTCAAGCAGGCGCTGTAAAAGTGAGTGATGGTAGTGACTATTTTCATACCGGAATAGGTGCTAAGGAAACTGGGGCAGCTGGAGACGCGGAAACACGTCCATATAATATGGCAGAATATTGGTTAATTAAAGCACAATAATTCATCAATTGCATGGAGGCAATTATGTATAATGAAGGGGCAGCTGTTCAACCCACCACGCGGTTCGAATCATCGACGGACTATTCTATCTACCCTACTGCGGGCACCAAAATGTCCCCCGTCGCACCAACTTCACGGGATGGTTTTTGGACTATTCCGGGAGGCGGTGATATCAAGTTATTTTATCAAGTAGTTGTGGAAACCACCGGCGGCAATATCATTTTTGAGATGCGCGACGGTTCCCTCATTTTCTATCCCGCTATTAGCGTAGGACAATTAATTCCTATCGGAGGTGCGCGCCGGATTATTGATGGCGCCCAGGTTCCAATTAATGGTGGCACCTCTACCGCGGCCAAAACTACGACTGCGGTAGATATTTGGGTTTTCGGTGGCAAATGATGAATAAACTCCCCCCCAATAATCAAAAATTATTATTGGCCCTATTACATCATTCCCATGATGTTCCACCACCTCCCCCATCTGAAGAGATTCTTATGTTGTATGAAGATGGGATTGGTATGGTATATGAAGATCCAACCATTGGTATGGAATATGAAGATTCCCTACCCCCCTTCGAAATTGTAGTTATGGCAGACGAAAATGATGTGGGAATGCTATTTGAGGATGAAACTATAGCCATGAGCTATGACAGCTAACAAATGTTATATAAGGATATAAACAATGCCAGCACCAGATACATATGAAAAGTGGTCGACGCAAACGATTGCACCAAGCGTTGAAGATACTGATTATAGCTTATTAATCACCCCGGACGGCTCAGGTGGGTGGTTGAACCGACGTTATGATATTAATTCAGCCATTCGCAGCATTCACGATGAGAGAATGGTTGGCCCCTTCGCAACGGTGGCAGAATTAGCGGCTTATTCAATGACCAATGCGCCCGAAGGACTGATCGCAATGGTGGTTGAAAATAATGCGATTTATAAATATCACAATACTGGAGATCTTTCTACCGCAAGTGCGGATGGCAATGTTGTGGTGGCCGCTACTGGCGGCGGTAATTGGATTAAAGAACAATTAAGCCGTCCCCTCTCCCTTGTCCAAGGGACAGACTTTGCCATTGATTATACCGTTACTGCGCCCATGGCAACTTTTTACCAAGTTGATGTGGATAATCAAGGAAGCGGCAAGTTTTATTTACAAAATGCTCAAGAACTGTTTGGTGCCAGGAGCGTAATTATTCAAAATACTGGCGTTAACGGTGTGTTGGACATGCACGGTAGTAATGATGGAGGTGCACCTCCTCTTATTCGGCAACTTCAGCCTGGGGATGCGTATCAATTTACGTGTGTTAATTTTGATGATCCAGCAGGGGTATGGGAGTGGACACTATTAAGAAATATTAATGTCACTAATTTAGCCGAACTAGACGATGTAAATGGAACGCTAATTCAAACCGCATCCGCCACCTTCAAAAAGGCCACCGTAGAGTTTATTGATGTTTCCGGCAGCGGTTATGGTTATACGCCCACTCTAAACGACTGGGGCAACCGTCTTCAGTTTAATGGTGCGGGCAATCTCGTTACCATTACTCTAGATCAAGTCAGCGGTACATTGCCAGATGGGTACTGGATAGATGTAGAAAATGCTGGTAACAGTCGCCTAAATTTCGCACTTGGGGCAGGCGATACTGCAATCCTGGGTCCCACTTTCTTGCCTGGTGAGACAGGCGCGACTGCGCGGGTTACACTCACTAGCACAGGAACATGGGAAGTTGCACTGAGTAATTTAGGGGAAGAATCTAATAAGACGATTTCGAGTACTACTTATGACTTGAGTATTGATGATTACAGGCGCCGCTGTATTTGGAATAGCACTAATGAATTAACCCTGAGCATTCGAGACGATACGGGAACACCCGGAAACGATTTGCCAGTGGGATTTGAAACAGAGTTTTTTCAAGTGGACAGCGGTCTTATTAATATATCCCCTGGCTCAGCAGTCATCTTAATTAATGAAAGCAATGTATTCCACACACGCGCAGCGGGAGAAAGTCTAAAGATTGTCAAAGTGGATGCTAATACTTATTTAGTGCAAACCGGACAAGCTACTTCATCGTCGTCTAGCACCTTTAACCTAACTGGAAGTTATACGCTCCAACCTTCTGATAACGGTAAAATATTATATAAAACCATAGCATCTAATATCACCATCACTTTGGGGATGGTCTCCAGTTATCCCGAAGGCTTTCGGTGTACTATCATTAATTATCCAGCCACTAGTTCGGTAACCACACTCACCCCTGATGGAACCGAGAAAATTAGCGGGTATCAAAAATATCCCCTTTGGGGCGGACAGTCCGCTACATTAGCAGTCATAGGTGGGGAATGGCAGATCCTAACTCGTAATAATTACTCCCCAATTATGGACTTGGGCAGCAGTACTATTAATCTAGATAATACGGTAGGTGTGCTGTATGTTAATCAAATTGTTAAAACCACCCCTAATACTTCGGTAGTGATTAACATTTCTCATCAAGATGTTTTTCAACCGGGAGATACTTTAACTATCATTCAGGAAGGCGATGGATTTGTGCAAATTCAGGGGCAAAACGGGATTACCCTACGCTCACCTACGCAACCTGGAGATGCACCCTTTTATACGATTGGCCCTTATTCTGAAGTCCAAATAAGATGCATATCCAGCACCGTTTTTAATATTACTGGTGATTATGCAGTGGAAGAAATTCTTTAAGGACGATTTATGTATACACTATCTCGCTTTAATCCGATTCGGGCCGCGGCTAAATGGTGGGATGCGAAAGTCCACGTCACCAGTACCAGTAATTTGGTTAGCCAATGGATTACCCAATATAACCTCTCATCCGCCGGACAGCCTACGACGGGCAATCAACCTACCTATAGCAGTGATGGAGAAGGACCACTTATCCTATTTAATGGCAATCAAGAGTATTTGAGTGCGGCCAACATGCAGCCTACTCACAATACCGGGATTTATTTAGTCTTTCAAAATGCAGAACAAATAGGTGACGATACTTTTACGGCTGTAAGGCCTATCTTAGCATCTTCTCATGTTGATGGGCCCTTCAGAGATGATTCTGGAGGGTTCGGTATGGCGCTGCGTTATCCAGGTAACCCAGGTATTTATATTAAGGTTCCCAGCACTGGGACTTCTACTTCTCAGATAATTGAGTATTCACTTATTCATGATGGGTTTTATTACATTATGAGCTTACGTAGTAATGCGGGAGCCGTCACCGCCGAATTAAATAATCTCTCTATCGGAAGTGCCACCATTGATAAAACTACAGGTTTCGACCTAGGATATCTATTTGGGGGCGATCCCTCAACTCAGGACCGTTGGTTTTACGGTGGATTAAAAGCAGTCATATGGGTAAATTTTTATCCTAATAATCTATTGCATGCGCAGATTAAGGATTTCTTATATACCTATTATGATATCACCATCTAATAAGGTTAATTTGCTGAGATTATCGCTCATTATGAAGTCATGGGAGTAAATATAAGGGACCTCATAAGAGGCCCCGTGGACATGGAGATAAGTTACTACAGGGAGTGTCCGCACGTATTATTGCTTAATATGGAGATTGTATCAAGTGATTAAGGAAGAAAATACATCCGAGGAAACCATCCCAGCCTCCCATAAAGCCACACCAAGCCTAAAGTTTGGTGAGAGCTTAATCATGCTCGGGGAAGGGTTTAGAGGTCAGCCTTATGAATGCCCAACTGGTCATACCACAATCGGATATGGCCGTAATTTAGATGATAATCCTCTTACGGAAAGAGAAGGCGCATATTTAATGCGCAATGATATTGAACATTATAAAAAATTGTTGCTTAAAGAGGAATGGTTCCGCAAATTAGATTATGTTAGAAAATGGGTTATTCTAAGCATGACCTTTACCTTAGGTATTAAAGGCATCAATAGATTCATCCGGATGATTTCGGCGCTCCAAATGGGAAATTACGATTTGGCGGCCCATGAAATGGAAGATAGTAAGTGGTATTACCAAGTTGGTACCCGCGGTAAAATGCTCGCCCAAATGATGAGAGATGGAGAATGGCCAGATGAAGTCGTGCGATTCGCTCGCCAGCAATCCAACTAGTGAAATACTTCTTTTTGAAGCACGCCTAGACAATTTTGAAAAAAGATTAGATGAGATTCTGGCCATATCAAAATCTAACCATGAATTCATTACAAAGTTAAAAATTGAGGATGCATACAAGAAAGAGGTTAGAGATAGCTTGGCAAAATGGCTTCGAATTCTCGTCGTTTTTACCCCTATCGTATTTGGTTTAGTAACCTATACTTCCTATCATCTAGGTTTATACACCCCCTCTCCACCAGCTAATCCTAAGAAAAAATAGCTCCCCGCCTACGCGGAGAGCTTATTATTTTTATCTTGCTCAATAAACATGCTTTTAATTTTTGAACCTAAAGAACTTCCATAAAAGAAATCGACAATCTTAGCTAGGGAAGCACCTAAAAAGCCTATCATAGCATCAATAAGCGGTTGAATTTTAGTATTAATCTCTACCAACATTAAGGTGATTAGGGTTGCAAAAAACCCAATCATAACAATATAGGCTACGTTTCGGCTCGTATTATACGCAATCGTGGACGAGAAATTTCGGGCGTCTTGCCTATCCTGTAAAAACAATGCTTCCCGTTCTTTTTGTAATCCCGCTGCTTTGATACGTTCTTCGCTGTCAATGCGTTTAAGTTCCACAAGTTGCTCAGGCGTCGCATTTTTAATAGCGTTTTTGATATCCTCTTCGCTCGCGTTATCATCGCCTAGCAGCAAATTGCCTAAGAATTTAGCGGTAGCACCCCCCAATGGGCCGCCTACCATATTCCCAATAAAAGGAGCCACCGAACTGACCATATTCTTTAAACTATCCATGTTTCCCTCTTGTTTGTAGGAGTTACATTATTTAACTATACTTCGTTAAAGGGAAGCTTGGCGAACCCATTTTTTACATCAGCCATAACGTGCAAACCTGCTGAAAGTGCAGTATCTAAAAATGGCACTATTATTTTCCTCAGTGTTTCAATGTCGTCAGGTGCATCAGAGCCCCATATGCCAGTTGGTAGTCTATCCTTAGCAACATTAATAGCATTTTCTAAAACATAAAAACGAAGTTTCGTTTTTTCTTCATCTTCTCCAAAACCGAATGGTTCTAATAATGAAGGGTCGTTTTTTCTATATTCATACCATGCATCTGCTATTTTGTAAAAATTTTCTTCTTGTTGTTCATTCATAAAATTTCCCTCTTATTTTTTATTAAAACGTTTTTTTGCCGCTAGAAACACATTTAACCCCATATTAAATGCAAGTGGTATAACAACATTACACAAGTGACTTAACGCCATCTTGTCCCAATTTTCTCTATTATATACCTCAACATATGTAGTGAGATGTTGCTTACTGATGCTAAGGGCCTGTTCTAGCATTAGTTCGCTCAGAAGATTTATTTCATTTTCTTCAACCCCCATCTTCCTCATAGTCTTTTCATATCTTCCATTTCTTACTTCATCAGTGAAGATTTTTTCCGCTAAATCAAATACTATCTCTAACTCTTTGTTCATGAGCTACCTTATAATTGCTTTACTTATATATGTTTAGTGTGTGAATTGTTAAAATTATTCATAATTTCGCATATCTTCCACATTTGAGAAGGAAGGTCCTCATCGGTGGCGGCTACTATATTTATTCTCTTGTCGGAAGGATTTATCCCTTCAAATATATATTTAAGAAATGAAAAGGTAGTTTCTTCAGAAGGTATAAAGTCATAATTATTGATAATTTTATGCGCGCTAGTAAACCCTTCCGTTCCATCAAACCATTTAAAATTAAATTTAAATACCTCTTCGGTTATATGTTGTGGATCAGCTGGAAAATGCTTATTAATTGCCTTCATTACTTTCTTTTTACATTCTTTCTCAGATATTTTTATGGGACGCGGATCTCCCCCTAAATCAAGGAGGAGGAATAGCCTTAATTGGTTTGGGTCATACAACATTTGCACATTTCCCATAAATGTATTATCAATCGATCCTAGTACTTTTTCTTGCTCGTACGGCTCACTAATGCAGTCATAACTGAATATAAATTTTATATCCTTTGTGTACATAAAATTCCTTTTTCTTGATTGGGGTTATTCATCCTAGATAACGCGCCGTGTTAGGGGAGTCTTTCTACCAATAGTAAGGATCATCCTGGCAAGGAGGGTTATCGTCGCTATTATTCCTATTTCCCTCACTTTCACTCTCTTCATATTTTTTATTATTGAACCAGGTAACCCTTAGTCCTTGTACACCTTTTTTGAACTGTTCGGTATCTTCCGGGGAGAGAGGACGTTTTTTAAATGATTTAATTTTACCTTGGACATGTACGAAATCACCTTTCCTAACATAATCCCTTACTGCAATGGCCATTGCGCCCCGTAGTCGAATTTCATGCCATTCAACATCGGCGCGCATTTCACCCGTTCGTTTATCTTTAAACTGTTCACGAGTGCATATATTAAGAATGGTGCTGGCTCCAAACCGATCATTAAAAACGGGATCTTGTCCTACATACCCCATCAAATATACTACATTCAAACATATGGACATTTTTTTACCTTATTTATCCGTTGTTGGCTCTGTTTCAGATACCTTTAATTTATCTATAATTTCTTGAGTTCCCTTTTCAGATGAGGGAAGCGCTTCTTTCTCATTCTGCGTATTATCAAATTCACCTTCAAGGATGTTGGGTTGCTGCCCACTTTCCCCTAATTCATCCAAGATGATTGCCTTTTCTACTTCAATAGAAGTGGGGGCAAATTTTAGCTGTCTTCTTATGACAGTCTTAATTGCCATTTGATCAAAATAATCACGCCATGGGTTTTTGTAAGTGACGTTTTTGCGTTTTGACTCAGAGAATAGTTGGATCTTTCGTATTTCTTCTAATGACATTACCTCCAAGTATCTACCCCCATCAGTTGTTACGATACCACTGTATGCACAAATAACCTCTCCGGGGCCTTTAAGTGTCTTAATATGCTTCAGTTTTGTTTCAAAACCATACTCGTATTCGAATAGGTCCTTTTCTCTCACTACATTAGCCGTTAATTGCTTAATTTGTTTAGAACGGCGCGCTAATTCTAGCATACCTCGATATCCTACTATCAATTGGCATTTATTACCAAAGGGCACGAGATAGGCGTGGCCTAAGCCGTTCCCAATTTCTAGCCCTAACTTGGCAGCTTGTACTACTGAACTCAATAGCGACCCCCTATCCAGGGATAATAAATAGGGGTTATTGGCCACCTCGGTGGCGGCCATTTCGGAAATCTTTTTAACATCTATATGCGTCGGCAAGATGTTGAAGAGTACTTCCCGGCGTGAGTTAAGCTGTTTTCTAAATTTTCCCAATGCTTCTTGGGTTGAGATGGCTTGATTCGTCATAATAACTTCTCCTTACTTGCTTCTAAATACGCGAATTTGGGTCTCTTTAGCAACGGTTTTATAAACTTCTGGGTGCTCAGTTTTGAGCTTCTCCCGGTCGATGCTCTCTCGTTTTTGTAACTTCCAAGTTGCTAATTTCTTCCCCTGCATATCCAATAAAACTGGACTATCTTTCATATAACAGCCTATTTCTGTAATTAGGTCATTTTTTTCTCGCTCCATCTCTTTAATAGTGGCGGACAAACTTTTAAGTTCGCAAACTTTTTCATATATTTTGCTATCTGCTTTTTTTACCTCTCCATCAGACAACTTTTGATACTTGTGAAGTAAATCTGCTTTGCTCTTCGCGGGGGGAGGGGTTTCCGTAATAATATAGTTATCGTAAAATTCCTTTTCTTTACTAATGATTAACTTTTCTAATTCTTCATTACGGTCATATCTCAGTATCTGAAAATCGTTACCCCCAAATAAAATAGCACATTCTGCATAATCAGCATCCAAAACGATACAATAATGCGCTAGTTGTAGCAGGTAGTCACTGGGTAAAGTTAAATCACTTCTGGAGCCAAATTTTCGGTAATTATGGGCCGTTTTAGCATCTATAATAATGTTATTATCTATTCCCACGCCGTCCGGGTTCGCTACCATAAACTCATACTTGTCATGGTAATAAGGTTCCTTTGGTCGCTTTAGTTGAATCCCTGTTTTTTGGGTATAAGTATCTAAAATGATGGGTTCTAATTTATGCCCCCACCCTTCCGGGTCAAATACTCTGGGTTTCCCCAATATTTTCTCACACCAGATGGCATAGGGGGTATTATCACAAAATTCTGATAATCCCATAATGGCGGCCACATCAGATCCGCCAATTTTTCTTTGACGGGCTTTTTTTTGTGCTTCTGTTAACATATAATTCTCCTTATATCTATGTTTATATAGTTATATTTATGTTAGTGGGTTCAGCGGCAACTCTCTCCCAAGATCATGTGAGTAAAGTAGGGTGACGATACGAAAGTGTATATCCTTATAATGAATAGGGATTACTTTAAATTTATCCCTGTAATATACGCGATGTATCTCCTTTTTATTAATTGTAATAAAGCCTCTTTCCTCAAATAGATTAGGTAAAATCAAGACAGTTTGTTGCGTCCAAATCTCCAATTTTTTGCATAAGTTGGGACACCGTAATACATACAGAATTAACATTTTACGATTACTACAAGTTGCCCTTACACCTATTAATTTACGCGATGGTATATAAATTTTATCCATATCAACGCTTGTATATCTCATGGGAGTTTCCTTCCCCCTTCCGTTGATTTGACAATTTTCCCTATTAATCTCCTTAGATAAGCAACTTCATCTAACGAACAATGTGCCACATTTTGTCGGATATATAATTTTTCATATTCTAAACATTCCCACAAAAACTTTTCGGTGCGATTAATTTTTAACTTACCATCTACTTCTGTTTCTTCGATAATATTCCCGCGCCAGGCCCCCAAATCATCGGACCAGGTAGCTATGCACATGAATTTGTTTGGATAATAATAATCTTGCACACATAGTATGTCTCCCTCGTATATTTCTTCTTTATTTGAATCTAAAAAACCTGTAAATAATTGGTGAGTCCAACGCATACAGTACATCCATTTTTCCCCATCCCAGGTTCTACTTTTTATGGGCTTCATATTATCTTCCTGTAACATACTCATCTCCTTTTCTTGATTCGTTCTTGATTCCCGCTCAAGATTTACTTATTAGTTTTTTCTTTAGATTCGCATTTTCATATGCGGCAATTTTTAATGCTTCCTCATTTAAAAGTAATTCATTTTCTAGTTTAAACACATCAAACTGTGAGTTTTCATTGAAAATCTTTTTTAATGCGGCGGCATAGTATGGAAACATATCTTGTTCTGCCGAATATTTTACGACCTCCTGTGCGCCATTTATATTTGTATCACACTTAGTTTTTTCTTTCAAGGTTTTTATAGTATTAAATTTATTTAACATGTTTTATGCTCCTTTTTAGTTCATGTAAAATTATATAAAATAAATTCAAATAATACAACTTACATGCTTCCATTTTCACTACTCAATTTGTGAGATATTAACTATTGTTGCGATAGGATTATTATAAATAGTTGCTTTCTTGGTTATCTTAAATTTACCATGTAGGTCCACAAAACAATCGGGACTAATTGGTAATTTATTACACATGAAGTCTCTACAATAATGGAGTAATAAAAGTGTCGAACTTTATTCCGGTTTCACGACATTTATATTTGGGGAAGACTCCCCATATCATGAAGAAATTGACCACCGCACAACGCTTATTTTATGTTTATTTGTTAACCAACGGTGACATTAATAACCTCGGCATTTACCAACTCAATCTGTTGGCCGGCGGTTCCCGCTTAAATTTGACGTTAGAGGAAGTAACAGAAGCGTTAGAAAAGCTGAAAAGCATCAACTTTTGTGCTTATGATGAGCTTAACTCTTATATCTGGATAAAAAGTTATTTCTACCAACAAATCGAGGAATTGAATTTAACTCCAACCAACAAGATGACGCGGGGATTGCAGAAAATTTTCTCCCATTTGCCCAATCTAGAGTTTCTACCTGAGTTTTTTGAAGTTTATAAAGACGTCTCCCCTTTTGAATTAACGTGTAATCGCTATCTATCTAGCCCTCCAGAAGGGCTTCTTATACCTCATGACGCAAGCCCTCCAGAAGGGCTTCTTAGCCTTAATGACGCAAGCCCTTACGAAGGGGAGTCTAAGTGTGATTTCAATGTGCGCCCTAAATCTAAATCTAAATCTAAATCTAAATCTAAATCTAAATCTAAATCTAAATCTAACTGCGAAAGAGGGATATTTGATCATTGGTGTACAGTCATGAAGAAAAAGAAAGCAGCTTTAGATGACAAGAGACTCGGTACCATCCAAAAAGCACTCAAGCTGGGGTATTCTGAGGAAGATTTATGTTCAGCTATTGAGGGATGTGCTAAAAGTTCTTTTCACATGGGATTTAACGATCAAAGCAAAATCTACAATGATATTGGACTTATTCTGCGAGATGCGCAGCGTATCGAACACTTTATGGAAATTAATCAGACCACTGAAGAATTAACTCCTCCCAAGTCTCCCTCACAGCGTAAAAGTGAGGAGTTTAATTCGATGGTTAATGAAGTGATTGAAACATATAACACTAATGAGTATGAGCAAGATGGGGTAATTGAGCATGAACCCGAATCAGAAGTTGGTGAGATTTCTATCGAAAATATTTAAATTCCATAACATGTATACCCATGATCATGAAACGGCAAAGTTTTCTTTGCATGTATGGATAAAGTTACTTAAAAAATATACAATCGATGAGTTATGGCATGCGTGGATGAATATATTAAAATGCGAATCTTTGCGCGGAAAATATTTATATCCCATTGATTTTATCACAAGGGTTGAACAAGCAAGAAAAGCAACTCAACTGGTTTATAGAGCTCTCCCAGAGCAAAAAGATACTTTCACATTTCAGGACTTCGTGCGATTATCGGATAATCTTGACGAGGCAGAAGCGAAAGCACAAAAAAATGGCATGGAGGCCGGGAAAATTGTTGCACGCAGAATCAGGAGCATATATGAGCAAAGGTGTAAAGAATTCCCGGAGTGGGCAAAAGAAATCCAAGACTCAAAATCACGAAACTAAGGCGGTTCGTCGCCGCACTCCAAAACATGAGCGCCGTGAGGAAGTAATTAAACTTATTTCACAGCTAGAGATGAATAATAAACGGAAAAAAAAATATACCCCAGAGTATTTTCAAAAAATGTTTGCCAAAGTCATGAAAAAGCACCGCGAGTCCCACGGTATCAGTCGTGAAGAATTAGCGTTTATGATGGGGTGCGCCTATATCACGATTGCTAATATTGAAAACGATGCTCAAATGGCGGGGATTAAATTTATCCTGCGATTTTGTACTGTCTTCAATATTAGCTTGAGTGAATTAAGTGACAAACTAGGATTGTGATGCGCAAAAGAAAGGATAGTAATCATAAAGAAGTGGTGGCAGCTTTAAAACAAATGGGTGCCTCGGTATTTGATTCTTCAGATGTGGGTAAAGGATTTCCAGATTTAGTTGTTGGATTTTTGGGCGTTACACATCTTGTAGAAATAAAAGATGGTAGTAGATCTCCCAGCAGACGAAAAATAAGGGCTTCTCAGCAATCTTTTGCTGATGGATGGGGGGGGAGCCCCGTTTTGCTTGTAGAATCCCCTGAGGGCGCTTTAAAGCTCATTAAAAAGGTATCTGCTTTACTCTCCCCCTCCCCTATGCAAGTTTCTCACTTGCGCTAAAGGACAGAATTTACGTGACATTACATCGTTGATTTGCTAAAATTGATTTTGTTCATTGCTCAATGAATGTTGGTTTTACTTACCAACTCTCTATGCTTGTATCTATCCTGCTTACAGCAGGATTGTAGGACGCTCGTGGGGGGCGTCCTACTTCTTAATCTTATTAAACTTTCTTAGCTTAGCATTTCCATAATTAAACTTTTTAAATCAAATATTTAATAAGACTATTTAAGTTTATTTATCTTAAAATCGTGAAAACTTAAATAAGATTTTATGGTTACTCTTTTGATAAATATTTAGTAAGACAATCTCTCACTAATTCACCCATGGGTTGCCCTTCTTTAACTGAGGCTATTTTAAGCTTAGAATGAAGTGATAAAGGCACATCAATGGTTAGACGTTTCATTCCTTCCCGGCTTGAAATCCATTCTTCCGCAGATTCAGCTTTACACTTCGGATTTTTAATAGTGATTTTTTTAGCCATCTATCATCCTCTTTATACCTAAAATCTCGTATACCAAGTTTTCTATTTCTTGAGCAGCTTTACTGTCGGGTGCCAAGTCAAATATGGTTTTCCCTGATGCAGCGGCTTCAGCAAAGATCACGCGCTGGCAAACGTATGAGTATAATAGCGGCATATCCCTATTGTTTAAAATTTGAACCACATCCCGCCCGATTGCCGTGTTTGCGATTTTACGGTTTATCGCAAAAAAGCATTTAAGTTTTTCTTTGTATATCGTGGCTTCTTTTACAAGTTGTATTGTTTCTTCAGACGCCCAAATATCGTAGGGACTGGGAGTGCAGGGAATAATAACTATATCGGAGGCCATTATGCACGAACGTGTTAGTTCAGCAACTCGGGGTGGACCGTCAATAATGATATGCTTGTAATTTTTCCCAATCGCTGGCAAATCTCGGTGTAACGATTTTTTAGCTAATCCGATCACAGTGAATGGGAGCTCATTTTCTCTTACTTCTGACCAGCTTAATGCACTTTGTTGTGTATCGGCGTCAATTAGTAAAATGTCTTCGGGTCGATTTCTATCATCTCTAGCTAATTCATGAGCGATAGAAACGGAAAGAGTAGTTTTACCCACCCCTCCTTTCTGATTCAACATTCCAATAATCATGCTCTGTTCCTTTTATGCTTATCAACCCTCAGCATAATAACATAAATAAGTTTTTACGCAATTACTCATTTAAGATTTTAAGTTAATACGTTGACATACACCTCATGCGTTGGTAGAATAATAAGTGAAATGGGGATATGAATTTTGATCCATTTTTATTCTCTTTGTGTTGACTACTGAAAGGGTAGCTCTAAGGGACTTGTTTTGTGGAGAGCTCCCCTTTTTATTTTTTTTCTTCCCCAGCGCTTTAAAATAAATGAACGTAGCAATAGTTGGTTCGCGTAATTATCCCGATCTTTCAGCCGTACAATTTCTTATTAATTCATTACCAGATAGAACAGTGATAGTTTCCGGGGGAGCGCGTGGAGTTGATGCATATGCAATGCATTGTGCGAAAACTCGCGGATTTCCTACCAAAATATTCTACCCTGATTGGCAAAAGTATGGAAAGTCGGCTGGTATTTTACGCAACATAGAAATTATTAAAATGGCCGACCAAGTGCATGCATTTTGGGACGGTGTGAGCAAAGGTACTTCTCATTCCATTGAGTTAGCAAAAAAATATAATAAAGATCTTATTATTTATCTCCACAGTTTGTAGTAGTATCAAAATTAAACATTGTGGGCGAAGTGTTGACAAATTTGTGGTTGATAATGTGGACAACATGTTGTCCACATTTCATCCATCATTTTGTCAATACGTTCCGTCGGATCGTCCACAATTTCTGCTTTTATACATTCTAATTACGTTTTCTGTAAATAATTTTATGAGAAATAGGGCCGCTGGGAGATCTTAGAATTTTCTAAAATGGAAAAAATTCTAGGATCTCTTATTTATTACTCCTTTAAGATGTCACGGATTGTTTTTTCATGCACTCCGATTTCTTTTGCTATACTGCACATGCTTCTCCGGACACTTTCCATCTTAATGAATTCAATTAATCTCTCTGTCATCATTCTTTGTTCATATCTATATGGGACTCTTTCCAGAAATGTTTTTCGACACGAATTACATCGGTATCTTGACCGTGCAAATATGATAACTGTTGGTTTATTTTTTATCGGTATATCGTGAAGATATGATTTGTATTTTCCGTATCTCACGATTTCCGTTTGAGTACACATTGGACATTCTTTTGTTTTGGTCTTAGCTTTCGCATATACTTTGTACTGCGCGTCTAAGTTGCATTCTTTTGTTACTGTTAATTGTGGTAAATTTAATCTATTCGGCACTCTGTCTTCCTTCCCATATTATGCCAAATGGCGCGCTCTTTCTTTCCCACCAGCATGACTCATTCATGCTATTTTGTGTAATTAACGAAAAAACTGGTTCGGCCCAGGCGTGCGGATAATTATTGCGCGACCCCTCTCGACTGGTCGGTATTTCTAGAAACGCATAGCCTGTTTGGTTTAAAGTGTAACTTATCTCGGGTTGGTGCCATTTACCTTTTCGCCACTCTCCGTGCATGCCGTACATTTCTAACGCTGTTTGCAGCGTATCGATTTGTTCTTGTTCGTGTGCTTGTTCGCGTTTTTTAATTAAATCTATTGATGCATCTCTTAGATAGCTAGCCACCGGTGCTTTTTCATTTTTAATAATCGCAATTTTTACATCAAACAAATCACCACCTGCTAATCTATGTTTATTTTCCAGTTCTTTTGCTAGCGCTTGTTTATCTGCTTTAGTTCGTAAAAGTAGTACTATTTCGCAGTTTGCTACGATTTCTTCTGTTATATATCCTGGCCTCACTTCGATTTTTCCACTTTTTGTTCTTCCATGAAATGCTCCTTGCGATCTTTTGTAAGTTGTTATTTTCGGTACTCCAGATAGCCATTGCGCATATTTAATTCCAAGCGCAAACTCAATGTCTGCTTCGATTAGTCGCTCTAATGAGTGTACCAATCCACCGATTGCTGTGATTGCAGGAAAGCCTACCGATATCATCCCCCCCGACACATTCATTCGCTCACACCGAGCTGTTAGTTGCACGAAATCGCCGGTCCAGTTGCTTTCTTGATTTTTTTTTGCTCCTCTCCGTAGTAATCTCAGTGCTCCTTTTTGAGACAATATTGCTTCTCCATGGTTTGCCCATGCACTACTATTCGGCTGAATGACCCATTTTTTGTAGGGTAGATTCATTTCATACACGCGATGATGCAGCTCATGTAGCACTCCCATACTCGCAACGGGTGTAACGCTTACATAATCATTTTTTGCCCAATTTGTCGGCAGTATTATTTGTTTCAAATGTGTATCTGTCAGGTTCGGTATATTTTGAGTGTAATTTTTGCTCTTTGGTAATATCTCTGCAGCTTGTCTCCAATGTTTTATATCTCCCGCGCTTACCGGACAACCCCAAAATTCGCGTTGCATTGTGGTAGTTTTTGAGCATATAATGTGATCGGGTACTGTAGCATCAATTCTTGCTGTTAATCCGCTTGCTTTCAGCTTAGCGTTAAAAATTTTGGGCGCATGCGTAGCAATCATTTTTTTCTCCTTGGTCAGTTTTACTACTTTTTTTGTCATTTCTTCAAGCTCTCTAGCTTTTACTTCTTGTTTTTAAATGAAGCTGCCTCTTCGGCAGTAAAATTAAGTGATGTTTCTCTTTAAATATTGCTATCTATCCATTTGAAACCATTTACCCATCCATTCTCGATCATAATGCTGGCTATCTCAACTAATAAGCTCCATGTTTTATCATTGTCTAGTGTTTTCCAGATTTCCCCTTCAATTTTCTTTACGTTTTTATAATTTGCTAAATAATTTTCAAATGAACTATATTCGTCTACATTTTCTGTTTCTATTAGTTCTTCTTCTTCTATTAGTTCTTCTTCTACTTTTAGATATGCTGTTGCGAATATATCTTCTTCTTCCCAGATATTGTATAAAAATAAAACTGTTTCATTGTCGCTATCTTCAAAGTATAGAATTGACATGTTGTAATCTTCATCAAACTTACATTCTACTTCGAACTCTTCATCTTCATATGATGCATTTACTGAGAATGCGTTTTTATTTTCTCCTTTTTCTTCTTTATATTCTAATATGCTCTTATAAATTTCATATGCGAGCTGCTGAACTCGATTATTTGATGCTTCGATTAGTAGACCTAGATTTAAATTTTTATTCATTGCTCATCTCCATTTAATTATTTAATTTGTTCATTTATGTATATTTCTACTTAATAGTATTTAAAAATTTTATGATTTTATCTCTGCAAACTAGATTTGTATAAATAAAAAAACCATTATTTGCTTCTATTACATAGTGTTCATAATCTGGACTATTAGGATGCTTAATAAAAAGCTTGTATTCTCCATTGTCAATTTTGTAACTAATTTCTAGACCACCATCTTCTAATATGCTGAAAGATGACACGTCAGCCATGCTTAAGATTGGCACAATATGATCGTTAGTAGTAATTAAAGATTTCACGATTTCTCCTCTGGGTTTCTTTTAAGTCACCTTGGGGGTATGAAACCTCCAAGGCGATCTCAGCTTGATTTTATTTTTCATTGAGTGCTTTTTCTATAATCTCGTCTTTGTTCTCTGTTACTACTTCATATAATTCTACGTTGTAGTAGCTAGAAAATTTGCTCTCTTGTACTACTAGATGTGTGGGGTTATCTTTATCTTTATCTATAATTACTGTGTAGTCTTCATCATCATGCTCAACTTCTTTTACTTCAAAGTCGTAAATTGCGTGTTCGTTAGCTGTTAATGTCAAGCTGCTATATTCTTCTTCAATCATGTCTATAACTTCTTGAATTTTATCGTCTGATAATTCATCACCTTCTATTACATGATGCCTAGAATCTGGGCAGTCAGGCAATTGCAAGAAAAGTCTGTAATTTTTATTGTCAATTTTGCAACTAACTTCTAAACCACCTGGATCCATTGGATAGAAAGCTGACACTTCAGAAATGCTTATAACTAAATTATTATTTTCTGTAGCAGTATTTAAAGATTTCATGATTTTCACCTTTGTGTTTGTGTTTTGTAGTGTAGATTCCTTCTCACCACTTTTTTTATTGTAGTATAATCGCGTGTTCTTGTCAACAATAAAATCCGAATCTATATTAAAATTTTAAATTTAAGTTCAACTGTTTATGCTTATTTCTGCTTATAAAATAGTGATTATTTATTTTATTCTTTTATTTAGTGATTTCTTGTTTTATTATTCATATCTCTCCTTCCCCCTTTCGCGCGCCTGCGCACGTGTCAGCACTATTAAAAAAGACTCGTGTCATCTTGCTGACATGATTTTATTCAGCTATAACTCGTTTTTACACTCTTAATTGTTCTAATTATGACTAATCGCAAGATTGATAGAGATAAATTTCCTGAGCATTTCGATCAAAAATACCAGGACGACTTTCCCGCGCGTTTGATCAAGATGATGAGTCGCGCTTATACAGTCGCGATGTGTGCTGCCGAATTTGGCGTAACTGAGCGGACTTTGCACAGATGGAAGCAGCCTCGCTTAGCGAACGGTGCAAAAAATAAACATTATAAGCCCGAGTTTGCGCTCGCATACGCAGAAGCAGAAGTAAAATCTAAAGCATATCTACATCAAATCGCGCTCGAACAGCTAGAACGCCCAAACAAAAACTTCGACACTGCTCTATATATAGTCAATTTAAAGCAACGCTTCGGTATCTATGAGCCGAATCGACATGAAGAACTTCCAGAGCTTTCTAAGTGCAAGAACTATGCTGAGCAGTCTACACAGCTCTTAGAAGCGTTTGAACGCGGCGCTCTCTCTGCTGAAGACGCATCTAAGCTTTCTAAAGTCATTGTTGATTTAGCGAATGTGACTAGCGTTCATGAAGCTGTTCAATTATTAAATAATGTTTCAAAGGATTTGAAAGAAAATGGCGACAAAGAAAAGCGACAATAAGTCATCGAAAAAAACGTCTAAGCGCTGGATTCAAAAAATGAACATGAAAGAAGGTGCATTTACGAAACAAGCAAAACGCGCAGGTAAGTCTGTTCAACAATTTGCTAAACAAGTTGAGAACAATCCGAGCAAATATAGCTCTACTACACGCAAACGCGCTTCACTTGCACGCACTTTCTCTAAAATGTCAAAAAAGAAATAAGCAATGCATGGCTTAAAGTTATTACATGAAGCTCGCAAAGTTCAAGCTGATGCTAATGCTATTAAACAAGCACAGACAGTGCATCATATTGAGCTCGTCGATGAGTTTGCTTTCAATCTATATGATAACAGCGGCCGTCTCATTAAGTCGTATCGCCCTAGCCCAACCGGTTTAAAATTCCATCAGTCAGATTGCTACATACGTGGCGTTAAAGGCCCAGTCGGCAGCGGCAAGTCTACGATGTGTCTCGCTGATTGCTATTTGAAAGCTATTAAAATGCCGATGTGCATTGATGGTGTTAGACGCTCACGCACTGTATTTGTGCGTAACACTTATAAAGATTTGCTGTCGTCTACATTTAGGACCTGGTCGATGTGGTTCGATCGCGTCGGCAATATCACGGGTCATCTTAGCCCATGGGTGTATAAGAAGCATACTATCAGAGACAAGAACGGCATCATTCAGCTAGAAATTGACGGCTTTGCATGCGATAGACCACATCAATTCGACGATTTTGCTTCAGTAGAACTTACAAATGCGTATGTGAATGAAGCTCGGGCTCAGCCTGATGGTATTTTAAGCACACTACAAGATAGAGTTGGACGTTTTCCTGATAAGTATTTGTGCCCCGAAGACTTTGATTTTGGCATTGTTCTCGATACGAATGGCCCTTCTACTCGGCACTGGTGGTACAGAATATTTGAACAGAAACGTGAAGATGGTGTTGCAGTATTATCCCAGCCACCGGGCTTGCTAATTAATGAAAAAGGTGAATATCGTGAAAATCCAGATGCCGAGAATTTGGAGAATTTGCCAAAGAAATATTATCTCAATGCTGCAACGGGTAAATCAATGGAAGAAATCCGTGTACAGCTATGTGGCGAATATGGCGTTTATCGCGCAGGTCAGAGAGTTTATTCTTCGTATAACGATGATATTCACTCAGCCGACCACGTTCGACCAGATTTTAATCATATGTTTTATCTCGGGTGGGATTTCGGTCTTACTCCTGCGGCAACTTTATTTCAATTTGTTCGTGGGCAATTAAGAGTACTAAAAGAGTTCACCTCATTATTTGGTACTTCAACCGCCGAACTAACACAAAATGTTGTGTTACCTTATCTAAATCTGCATAACATCACTGTCACTAAAACATTTCATGATGTAGCTAATACGTCCGGGCAAGCGAAAGGTATTTCACCTGCTTCAATTTTGCGTGATATGGGACTCAATCCCCAGCGTGCGGTGACGAATGACCCGACTGCACGTCAAGATGCGGTTAAAAGCTTTCTCAATATGATGGTAGAAGGTAATCCCGGACTCATCATCGATAGAAGTGAATGTGAATATTTGCGTGAAGGTTTTAACGGTTACTATCACTTTGCAAAAATGAATTCTTCTTCGGGTGAACGCATCAAAGAAGTTCCCGAGAAGAACCACCCGTACTCAGATATACATGATGCTTTACAATATGGAGCTTTAGCATTTGCTCGTAAAGCTTCTGATAAGCCCGTCTCAGTTCCGGACCACTACTCCCAGGGAGTCTGGGTATGAGCGAGCGCAAATATAGCGATAAAGACCAAGATATTTTAAATAAAGTTGAGCAATATATAGCCGATTTTAATGCTTACTGGTACGAAAATAGGCAAAAAGGTAACGATGATTTATATTTCTTACGTCAAGACATGTGGACATCATCAGAGCGTGCACAATTTGCTCAACTGCAAAAACCCGCTCTTCAGTGCAATATTTTGCATAATCATGTAACTAAAGTAATCGGTGAATTTAGAAAAAATACGCCAACTCTCACTGTTCTGCCCGCTCCAAAGCAAGAAAATCAGACTGAAAAAGACTTGGAAGTCGAGCAAAAACTTATTGATGCTAAACAAGACGCTTTAAATAATATTCTATTTCATTCTCAAGCGAATCGAGTATGGCAAACTGCTATAGAAGATGCGTTGACGCGCGGTTATGGTGCGATAGAAATTGCAACAGACTATGAAGATGCATACGCATTTAATCAAGATATATTTCTCTACCCGGTTCTTGACCCAGATTTAGTTTTTTTTGATCCGATGGCTGAGAAGCCAAGCAAGTGTGACGGAAAATATATTGGTAAATTTTACTACATTGATAAAAATGAATTTGAAAAAATTTATGGATTTACTCCTGAAGGTAGTAGTTATGTGCAGCCCTTAGCCGGGGGCGCATTCAACTGGATAACTAAGGATACTGTTGCTGTCGTAGATTTATATGTGAAAGAACACTATAAATTTGAGTTAGTATTGCTCGATGATGGCCGAACAATGACGCGCAAGCAGTACAATAAACGAATTAAAGAACGCGACGAAATTCTTGAGCTAAACGAAAAAATTACTGAATCAAATAATAAATCAATCCTAGATGGCGCGCTTGATGCGCTCACACCTTTTCATGAAGTTCCTATCGTTCCCAACATTGAGATGACTCGGCATAGCCAAGATTATCGCATCATGCATTACAAGCTCGTAAAAGGAAAAATATTAGAAAAGAAACGCTGGTCTGCTAGAACTTTCCCAATCATGATGGTACTTGGAGATTGTTATCGCATCGGACAGCAAGAGTTCACTACTTCTTATATACACTATGCGCGAGATATTCAGAAATATGCTAATTTTTTACTGTCTGATATGGCTCAGGTCGTTAAATACCGTTCTCGCGAAGAATGGAGCGTTACTCCGGAAAACATAGAAGGGCTTGAAACCCATTGGGCGAATCCAGAGCGTCAAGGACCGGTAAAAATATCAAAACGAGATGAAACGGGTCAAAAAGCTGAGAAAATTCCCCCGAGCGAAATCCCCCCTACGCTTTTACAACAGTTCGAAATGTCGATTGCTAATATTGATAACGTAGTCGGCAGATACGGCGCTAATCTAGGAGCGCCGGGTAACGAACGCTCTGGTATAGCTATTGAAAATCGTATTAGACAGGGTGAAGGGTCTACTTACATCTTTCACGATAACTTGTTGCAAACGATGGAAGATGCTGGTCGTTGCATCATTGAAGTAATGAAAACTGTCTATGATAGTGAACGAGTGCTTCATCTCAACAACAAAAAAGGTAAATTCTACAAACTTCCTATCAATTATCCAGGCGCATTAGATTTCACCAAAGGTGATTTTTATGTACGCATAGAACCCACTGCACCTACTGCTCTTCAACATGCGGATGCAATCAAACTTATTCTGCAGTTTGCTGAACTTCCCCCTCCGGTTCAAGAAAAATGGGGCGACATCATTGCTAAATTGATTGACGTTGAAAATAAAGATGAAGTTATTGAACGTGCGCGGATGCTTACAGACCCAGCGATTATTGCGAAAGAGGAAGGTAAACCTCCTCCTCCGAAAAAACCTAATCCTAAATTAATGCTCGAACAGCACAAAATGCAATTAGAAGCCAAGGAATTGCAAATCAAAGAGCAAGAATTGCAACTTAAACACATGGAACAAGAAATAGACTACATAAAAGAGCTGCTCGGACTACAAGCAACAACCCGCAAAGCTCAAGCAGAAGAATATAAAGCTCAAATGGATGCTAGCGCAGAAATTGTCTCGGCTATGGATAGGCTGAAACAAGATGAAGCTCGTTACAGGGAACAATCAAGTTAAGTAGGAACGCTTAACTTGCATATAGGTCGTGTCTTACCACGTTCGAGAGCGTGCCTCGGTTAACACGCGCGGCGCATAGGCCGGGAGCTATGCAAACCACGGATGGTAATGTGATGACTATTGATAATACTGACTATACCCAAAATCCGACGCCGGATGCAGGCGAAAACACCCAAGCGCATGACGATTATGCGGAGGATCATGGTGCTCAAGAATCGGCTCCTGAAGCTAATCAAGAGCAACATGAGACAGATGCTCCACCAGACCCTCAGCATGATGACGCTGCAGCCTGGAAAAATCGTTACTATCGAGATAAGCGCAAGCTTGAACGAGAGCTTAACGATCTCAAAAAGCAACTTGGGTCAATTAGTGGTCAAAGTCAGAAAAATAGTTATCAAGCTGGCGCCCAAGGATTGGGTTACGGGCAAGGAAGCTATCCAGCGCACGGATATGAACAACCGCTAGTCGATCCGATTGACGGCTCCGTATTAGAGCCAGGCTCTGTCAGATATGAAGCGGTTCGTAGCACACTTGGCATGCAAGCGTTGACGCAATCACAAGCTCAGCAACGCGAGCAACAGCGTCTACAACAAATTCAAAATCAGCATAAGTCTCGTTACGAAAAACGCGTTTCTGATTTTGCATCACGTCATTATGACTTTGACGATTATGTAAATGATTACGCGGTACCAGAAATCGTACGTGATACAGCTGAGTTTTTGCCGAACGGTCCAGATGTTCTTTACGACTTGGCAAAAAATAATCCACGTGAACTGGAACGCATCAAATCCCTTGATCCGATGACACAGCGCGAGGCGGTCATTCATTACGCATTCAACAAGAAAGGCTCCGGCGGACGTGCTTTTAGCAAAGCACCGCCTCCGACTGGGCACAGTACTAATCAACGCAGCTACTCCAGCACTGATACTGATTCATACAGATCACTAAAGGAAGCTGCTATGCGTAAAAATCGAGGTGAATGATGCCAAATACTATTGCATTTGACGCGGACTGGCATGCAAAAAAAGCGACTGCTGAATTTCATGCTAATAACTCACTGTGCATGACCGCTGCACAAGACTATACAAAAGATTTTATTCAAAACAGATATGGCGTGGGCGATACAATTAAGATTCGCTTGCGTAATCGCTATGAAGCGGTGGAGGGATTAGATGTTTCGTCTAACGTACAATCAATTGAAGAGGCGACTGTTCCATTAACACTGGAAAAAGTAATCTCTGTACCGGTTGAACTTAATGCTTTGGAAAGCACCTATGAGTTGCCACGCGATGAGGTATTTGACCGAGTTGTACAACCCCAAATCCCAACTTTAGCTAAGAAAGTAGAGGAATATATTCATTCTAAAGTTGAACAAAATATTAACTATTTTACTGGGTCCGCCTCTTCAACTATTAATTCATTTGAAGTAATGGCGCTTGCGAGAGCTAAAATGCTTAAGCTAGAGATGCCCATGACGATGAATCCTTGCATTGCTTTAGATCCGTTTGATGCTGCTTACCTTAAATCAGCAACCTCTTTGCAAAATAACTTCAACTCGATTCTTAATAAACAAATCTCGATTAATGGAGCTTTGTCTAATATCGCTGGTTTTGATCTTTATGAGAATCAAAGTGTGAGGTCTCATACTTCTGGAACAGCTGCTGCTGAGTCAGGCATTACAGTGAATGGTGAGGTCACCTCTGGTAATCAAATTGTGGTGGCAAATGCTGGTACAGCTACATTCAAAGTTGGCGATATCATAACTGTAGAGGGTGTGAACGCTGTTAGTCCTTTAACACAAACTGATAGCGGACAAACTATGTCGTTTGTAATCACTCAAGATGTTACTGCCGCTGCTGGGGCTGCTACCTTGAATGTTTCACCTTCAATCGTTACCACCGGTCCACGGAAGAATGTTTCAGTAGCTATTCCTGATACTGCTGCGGTTACAGTTGTAGGCAGCCACAAAATCAATCTTGCCTACACTAAAGGTGGAATAATTTTAGCTGCTCCTCCGATGAAGCCAGTTTATCAATTTGATAATGCAACGGGGAAAATTGCGGAAATGGGTGCTACTTATAGCGATCCCGATACCGGTTTATCCCTTTCATTATGGGTAGATGGGGATGCATTGAAGGGCACCTCTTATATGCGTCTCGGTATCCTTGTCGGTAGTCTCGCTTTGCAAGATTACTGCATCCGAGTGATTTCCCAAGTGTAACCATAATGTAACTAGTGTGTAACTAGTGTGTAACAGTGGGGGCATTTTGCCCCTGCTTTTATCAATAAATAGGTGAAATATGGCGATTTATAGCACTCCTAAAATTAAGGAACCACAGCCACATAATGTATTGCTATTACATCTCACTCGAGATTTAAAAGTTGTTGTGCCGGCTCCTGAAGTGGAATCTTATTTGCAGACCGGCGAATGGACCAATAAACCACAGTTAGCTAAAGAAAGTCGTGAGAAAGCACTTAAAGAACGTATAAGTGCAAAAGAACGTGAGATAGAAGCACTCGGAAAGAAAGCAAAAAGCAAAAAGCAATCTTCTAAGGATAGCTAATGGCACAAGTCTATCGCACTGCCAGAAATTTGATTATTGCGGCTTTAGAAAAAATCAGAGCGTATGCTATTGATGATGATGACATTGGCTCCGCAAAAATAAATCAGGGACTCAATTATCTTAATCTAATTTTAGATGATTTAAGCGCTACTGGGTGGCATGGCGGCCATCGAAGCGAAATTAACTTTGATACGACGCCGGAAAAAATAAAATATGAAATATCTAATTTAGCTACTGCAGATATTACGACCGATCCCATTTCTACTCTTATAGCTGCCGACGTGAGTGAGAATGGTTATAAAACCCAAGTGATGAAAATATTGTCCGAAATGGAATTTGTTAACGGCTATTATACGAATACGACGAAAGGCAGGCCCTGTGTTATTTATTTATCGGGTTCGCCCGATCGGTCTTACGTAAACATTTATCCCATTCCTAATCAGACGTATACAATTACCGTTTTAGTAAAACAAATCTTGAGTGCTGTAGATTTGGATTCAAATTTATTAGAAGTTCCTAGGTATTTTCATAAATTCTTAGTATTACAATTGGCGGAAGATTTAGCACCTATTTATAATACTCATTTATCACCGAGCGATGCGAGGCAACTCGAAAAAATTAAACGCTCACTGGCTGCGGTAAATATACCGGACTTATCTTTGCAACCGTCTCCTCTATTGATGCGGCCCAATTTTAGGTGGTGGTGGTAATGGATAAGATTATCGATTATCCCATAGTCACGGGATATAATCGTTTACAATCTCCCTTTCTTAACCCTACAAGTTTAACGAATGCCTATGTTTTCTTAGATAGCCATACTGGTCGGCGCTATATTTCGCATTGTATGGGTCACGATGAAGGATTAATTGTTGGGAGTGGTCCGACTATTCGTGCTCAGTATGTATTTAAGGATGAGATGTATGTTGTCTCCGGTGATAGCGTCTATAGACTGGATTCTGGGTTAGTTCCGAATGAAATTGGCCAAATTACTACTAGTACGGGCTATGTTGGAATAGCATCAAATGAAACACAAGTTGCTTTTGTAGACGGTGCAAAAATTTGGATTTGGGATACAGTTGCAAGCTCTTTTACTGAGCCAACTAGTACGTTTGTGCCTCCCAACCCGTCGGATGTTACGTCATTAGATGGTTATTTGATTGTTATTCGAGAAGGGACATCTGAATGGTTTCTAAGTGAACTAAACAATGGCTTGAACTGGGAAGATGCCGACAATGTTGCGCGCAAAGCATTATTTTTATCTATCAAGGGGGATGTTCTACGTGGAATACAAAATGTTAATGGCCATATATTTTTATTCGGTGATTTTTCCATTCGCATTTGGTTTGATGCCGGGCGCTCCGGCAATATACCCTTCCGTGAAATCCCCAATATTCTGTATGAGCACGGTTTAGCTTCTAAAGCATCGTTAGCTCAAGAGTTTGGACTATTGGTTTATTTATCAAAAAACAAAAATGGTCTAGATGGCGTAAAAGTGAGCGTTCAAGGTGCTACTCCCCAAAATATCAGCACTCAATCTATTAATATTTTGTTGGAAGATGAATTTGGCGATGGTTCAGACGCGCAAGGTTTTTTATATAGAGAACGGGGGGATGTGTTTTACCAACTTAGCTCCAGTACAGCGGATAAGACATTACTGTATAACTTTTCCTCTAAAGAATGGTCTATTTTAGAAGAAAATGATGGAAGACATATAGGGGCTACTCATGCTTTTTTTAATAATAAACATTATATAGGAGGTTATAATGTGCCCAGAATTTATGATTATGCGCACGAATATACCTCAAATGGTTTAAATTCAATCAAAATACAATTAATTGGCCCAGAAATTGAATTTCCTGGATATGAAAAATTCAAAGTATCTCAATTTCAACTACAAATTGTACCAGGGCTCGGAAAAACGGTAGAACCCAACATATACCCTCAAGTGTTTTTGGCGCTCTCACGGGATGGTGGCATCACTTTTGGCAACTTTGTGAAGTTAAACAGTGGTGAAGCGGGGAATTATCAGCGGCGCCTTAGATGGCGTCAGCTTGGTGATATGAGATCCTTTGTGCCTAAATTGGAATATTTTAACGACATTCCTTTCTTTATAAAAAACGCATCAATTGCTATTGACAGGGAGTAATCAGTGAGTCAATTAATTAGAAATGTAAACGCATCGGAGGCAATCGTTACTCCTGATGGGCATTTGACAGGCTCCGCACAAACATTTTTCAACCAATTGACTACAATTATTGGAGATTTTTTAGTCGGGGCGTTATCGACGGATGCCACTGGTGCCTTCTCTATTCCATTGTTGCAATTGCCCCCTTATAGCTCCGATGATATTAGCAAGATGGATACCAAGGAACTGGTACCGGGTATGGTATTGTTTAATACCACTACCGGTGTCCCGCAATACTGGAATGGTAGTGGCTTTGTAAATTTTTAAGGATGAAATTATGGGAATATTAGACTCACTCAGCGGTGCTGGTGGTTATGATGACTGGAATGAAGATATTCAAAAAGGTATGGATGCCCGAAACCAATACCATCAGCAAGCAGTTAATCGATTACAACCGTATGCTTCCTACGGCACAAAAGCATTGCCGGCTTTGTGGGGCGCCTATGGACAGATGGCCGATCCAAATGAATTCATTAATAACTTTATGCAGCACTATCAACAGTCCCCTTGGGCTAAACATCAAATTGCCGCTGGTGATCAAGGGATCACGGCAG